TAGGGTCTCGGAGCAGCGTAGGGTATTAAATTATGAGGAAAGGATGGCTGTTAGACAGAAGGGTATGGATCTTTTGAAACAAATACTAATTAATTATTAACTTAAAGGGATATGGGAAAGAAATTAATATTTGTGAAATTTAATGGCTTCACAATCACTACAAAAGGAGGGCTTAACGTAAGAAATGGGGAGATTCTCTTTGATGGCAAGAAGGTTGAAATTGATGATAAACAACCATTACTATCTAAGAACTTCGATAGTTGGGTAGAAGTCGAGATGCCTGATAAAGTTGAGTGGTATGAACGTCAATCTAAAACCCTCCACTACACCTCTGAGGATGGGAAGCAGTTGACGAATGAGGAGTATACAGAACGGTTAGGACAGCTGGACTTAAGAGGAGACACCACCGCCTTCCCGGACATTGACAGTGAGTATGCTTACTATAAATTTAAACAGAAGTATCAGCCAGTAAGAGAAGAGGTTACTATTGATAGGACAGACGAGCTGGAGTTGATAATACATGATTTCAGCAAGTCGGGATATATCCAAATAACACCACTCCCGGTAAGTAATAAGAAACTCCTAGAAGGTAGAGGTAATGTCTGGGTTTACGAGGAATCAATGGTAGGTCTCTTTATTGAGACGGGGTTAAGGCTTGGGTTTGAGAGGATTAATAGCTACCAGGATACAAAGGGGAGGAAATTCAGAACCCCTGATCATAGGGATGATGATCTAAAGTATTGTCAAATAAATGGTAAATACATGAATGACAATTTAGATCGTAGGCTCACAAGATCCTTCCTAGGTACGTATGAGCAGTGTGTCGAAAAACTCAACCAAAACCGTGAGACTATTGCGAAGCTTTATACAGATGTGATCTTTCTACTAGATAACAGGGATATAGATAGGGAGAGCGTATATCACAGTATCCAATCTATCAGGAGTAGTGTTATTGGTCTATCTGTAAAAGTAAAGTCGGGAGGTAGCAAGCGGGGGCTGATAGATAGGATAGATGAACTTTTAGAGAATCTTACTACACCAGCAGATTAGGATAAGGATTAAATTAGTACACTCGTAAGTATACTAACCATAAGTATATTAATTTACTCTAATCTAATTATCAACTTATCCCAGCGATGAAGAAGCTATTTATAATCACACTATTAAGCCTACCATTACTAATCACATGTGGGGCCTTAGCCTACTTTCTATTAGAAATGGCTAGGGCTTTATTAGTGATGAGTGTGGTGGGAAATCTATAAAAAGGCCCCCATTCAAGCCAAGGGGGAGGGCTAGCATTTGTATACCGCAACATCCAGTACACAGCCTAAAATTTATGACTATATAGAGGGTAGCATCGCTTGTGCGGAAGGTTCTTTACCGTCATAACCAGGACTGTATATATTATCTGATATACTAAAAGATGGCAAGAATCAATAGTAGACAAAAAGGTAAACGCATAGAGCGCTATTTCGCTAATTTACTCAAAGACCTATTCCCAGACATACGCAGAAATGCAGGCACTCAAGCCCAATCAGGAGGGGTAGACCTAGAGAATACCCCAGGGTTCAACTTCGAGGTTAAGGGCGGTAAGCAAACCAATATAAAGAAGGTTTTAGGTTGGCTAGAACAGGTTAAAGGTGAGGGTAACCCGGAATACAAAGATGTAATACTAGTAAAACCTGATAGGTTAGAGCCTTACGTTGTGATGCCCTTTACAGTATTTATAGAGCTGATAGATGAGAACAATTAAATCTGTAGAGAATTCTCTGGATAAACTCTGGGCACAAGCCATTAAGCAAAGAGATGGCTATAAATGTCAGAAATGCGGAGGAGTAGGGACTGACCCGCACCATATATTCTCTAGGATTAACAAAGCTACTAGATGGAATCCACAAAACGGAATTACGTTATGTAGGGAATGTCACACAGGGAGCAATGGACTGCAAAGAAGTATGACAAAACCTCGTAGGAATATAGAGGTAGTATTGAAACATGTAGGAGGCGAGAAAGAGTTAGACGAGCTTAGATTACTAGCTAAGGGTGTCTACAAGTCAACGCTCCAGGAATTAATTGACTTAGAATCTGAATACAAGAAGGTAGTTAAGTAGTAGGTATATATACTGCATTATATAATAGTATCTGATAAACTGGAATCATTGTTTATAGTGGTGGTGTGTTGTATTATATAACCATGAATCCCAGTGAGAAAAAAACCTTTCAGGCAGTCAAAACAATTCTTAACAGTCCTACTGTTCGGACTGTTCTTATTGCTGTTTTTACCGTTACTAGTAGTATTATTAGCTTTGGTGCTGGAGTATCTCAGACTTTTCGTGATATCGAATCAACAGTTACTGCTAACGCTGATAGCGTAACTACCCTAGAGGAGGCCATAGTGGTAATACAAGCCTACGTTGAAAGGGACAACATCCAAGATGCTGAATTGAACGCTAAGCTGGATACGGTATTGCTTTTACTAAGCGACTAGCTCTCCCTCATAGCCCAAGGGTTCTTTTCAAAATAATCACTCTTTATAGCTATCAACTCGGCTGCACTTATCTCCCCTTGGTGATATCTCCATATATGCCAACTAACAAAAAGGCCCATCTGAGCAGGCCTGTTCTGTTCTGGTGTTAACCCGTTTTGTCTCTCGGCTTCTGCTGCTGTTATCCACTCTGGAGGGTTCTCCATTAAGTGTTGATATAGGTTGTGTTGGTGAAAGTGTTCAGACTGCCTAAGCATTAGACCATTCTCTGGGTTGTCATAGTATTCCCCTCTAGTATGATTTTTATGAGCACATATCATTGGCTCTGTATTTAATCCAGTAACCTCTGATTTATGCCCTGCTCTATCTTTTATGATTCGTCTGGACTTTGCGGAAAACGGCATTGTATGTTTTTAATAGATACAGAATAAGCCTCATTCACCGCAGCTGTTATTCTTCCTATCATTTCTTCTCTACCTTCCGTGCTTCTATCACAAAGATCTATTGCGTCTAATATACCTGCATAGATTAGGTCAAGTGTGCCCCTAGGGTCCTCTTGGTCCAGAATATCAAAAAGAGACCTGAAAGACACGAAGTCTTCGATCTCATTTATGAGTAGCGGTTCTAGACCTAGGTACTCTGAAGTGTTAGGAAATTTATCGGGATGTATAGGCATTTCTCATTCTAAACACATAGTTTAGTTTAGGCAATGACTTATAGTGAGAAGGGGCGGACTAGGCCCCTGATAGAAAAAGATCACCTACTTTCTAATGTCTGTTAATAGTTTTATTATTAACTTTCTTGCGGGTTGGCTTCTGCTTTTTACGCTCCGCTTGCCGCTTCTTTTTCTTAGACATAGGGTTAAACCTTTCTAATAATTTTATAGTCCATATAATATAACAAAACCCTCCCGTACTTGGGAAGGCTTCAGCGCACTTACTTATATTTCATTGTAGCAATTCACATACTTATGAACTATACCACTATACACAAAAAACCCTCCCGAAGGAAGGTCTCTTGCAATTATTAAACTGCCCAATGTTTAATATAGATAGTTCGTAGACTATCAATGTATTCTAACAGGTTTTTTTCTAAGTACATAGGGTTTACGTACTTTAGAGTGGATTTGCCTATATCTATAATAATGATAAAAAGCCAACCCAGGAAAAACTACCAGCATCAACACAATTGTAAATAGCTCACGTTCTAAAATGAACTACTTACTAACAGGTAAAGCACGCACATCTCTCCAACCCTCAACACCAATGTACGCCAGTAAAGGCACGATAACACTCATAACCTCTTCTACAGTCAAGCCCCAGTCCCAATACGCATTGCCGAAAGCAACTGTCCCACCAGCAACGGCTAGTACGAACTTTCTACTCAGTAGGCTGTTTCCGAATCTTTTTAATGATTCCATGTAACTTTTGTAATAAATTAACTCCATTATCTAGTTTTTCAACTCTTTTTTTCAACTTTTCGACTTCCCCCTCTAGTTTCTCGCTGTAGTCCTCCTCATTCTCAAGTTGCATCTTTGTGGCACTATGTAACACCTTCTCTGCTTCAAGTGCCTTCTCGGCCCTCTCAGCTCGAGATATTTGGGTTCGTAGTTCATCCATAAGTTGTTTTGCTCTATTAACTATTCTATCAACATCTAGGCCACCGGGGCAACCAGTCACAGACATCTCAGAGTGTTTTCTGATTGTATGCCTGCTAATTGGTAACTTATAAGCTCTACATAGTTCAAACACTAGCTGAGCTGACTTCTCGTACATTGCATCAGTTCTAGGTGCGTTAGGTTGTCCGTTATCTTGGTGCTCTATTCCGATACTCACACTATTAGCCCAATAGCTTCCTGCATGATGTGCCATATCTTTATGCTTAACGTATCTTTCTGCACCGCCATCTAGAAACACCGCATAGTGAGCAGATAGCCCAGCAGTGTTATTTTGGAACCAACTATACAAAGATCTGCCTTTCCCATTATAGGTATGTAGAACTATTAACCTAACCCTCTCCCCACCTCGACCTTTCGTGTAGTTTTTCGTTATATATCCTGACATACTAAACGTTATATGCTTGGTAAATAGCCGCTTCCAGTAAGTACGATTTTATTGATTCAGCGCTAATACCATCATCCGTTTCTTTTTGTATAAACGCATACCTACCACCCCATTTACTTGCTCCTTCTAGTATGGCTATTTGTTTGGACACATCATCATAGCTATAGAATCCTCCTGAGAAGGCCCATTTTATTAGCTGAGTTAGTGCTTTTTTCTGTGTTGGATTCATTACGCTGGATCAATCATAATAGATAAATGTTTCGGGTGCATCTCAAAGCCGGTTGACCAGTTTGCAGATGCGTTTATTACTTTAGTTACACATGGATAAGCTGAGTAGTCACCACTTGGTAAATTCGTACTTAGTGTAGCTGCTAACGTACCGTTTAGGTAACATTTAATATCTGTGCCACTTGTCATGTCCATAGTTATCTCAAAGTGTTTATTGTCAGTAACACTAGACCCAAGATCACTAGACTGGGTAGCTGTAGTGCCATCAGCACAGAAGAAGTAGAACTCAGTACCTGTGGAGTCGTAGTGGTAAATAAAGCCCATCCCCTTAGTTACACCTGCAGTCCCATCTCCAAGAGACGCATTCTCATCGCCACCTATAAATATAAATCCATCAGAGCCAGTAGACCCTGCTGTGTTCCCGTCACACTTCCCTACAAAATTAATAGTTGGATTTCTATCAAAGAAGGAGTTCTTTTGCCCACTCTGTTGTGACCAAGCTACTGGTCTAATCTTCACACTAGAGAAGAGTGTAGATCCTGAAAGCATTCTAAGTTCCCCACCTGAGTAAGATATAGATGCCCCACTACCACTCACTCCTGTTGCATAGTTTTGTGTGAGTGTAGAGTAGTCGGTTGAGAAGAATAGCGCTTGTGCGCCACCACCACCGCCACCACCTAAGTCTGCAATAGATTGTGCTGTGACTGTCTTAAGATTGCCTGAGTCACTTGTATCTTGTATTAAAACCTTATCATCTGTAGCCACCGTTACAGAGCTTAATGTGGCCCCATCTAATGAGGAAACTACATTTGCTTCATCTGTCACGTCAGCGTTCACCTCTATTGTAATCATTTTCATCTGATCCGCAGTTGGGTAGGTGTTCTTGGCAGTATTGGCTACTACATCTGCATTATTACTTACTTCTGTGTCAAAGTCTGAGATCGTAGAGGCTGTCTGTGTCCCTGTGTGGTTAGCACGAGCAAAGGAATCCCCTTCTATATTCGTAGGGTCATAAACTGCCTTTTCCATATCTCCGCTTCCCCCGCTATTATTCAACGCGTCCTGTAGCCCTGCTATATCTTTTATTCTATGCTTGTGTCCAACTGGGGCTAGGTTTACCCTCAGTTGTGCGAAGTTCTCTGTAACGAGATCATCAGGGATAAGACCAACAACAGTAGGTAGCTCTGGAGATTCCTTGAGATACTTACTAATGTCGGTCTTCTTTATATACTCTGTATGTGAGTGTTTCTTAGGGGCCTTGTCTTTTAGGACGTCTATAATAGCCTTCTTGTCCCCCTTAGATATTGCGTCTAATAATCCCACAGACTCGAGAGCAGCCTGGGTATCCTTCTTAAGTCCTGCTATTTGTCTAGTAACTTTATCACTACTAGACTTCACCTTCTTGCTTACGCTTTCTATCTTGTCGGTGACTTCCTCTTTGTTTATAAACTCAACAATCTCTCCATTTAAACTTGTAACTAGTCTTTTCTCATCGGTAGTGAATACTGGCTCCGCCTCTGCTAGTTTTGGTAGGTTTTTCTTTTTACCGTGTTTAAGTTGTAGCTGTCCGATCTTCATACTTAAAAAGTTCCTCCTTGATATAAAACTCCACCTACTGGGCTCGTAAACGTTCCAAAGTTAAAGCTTGTCTGTTCTTTTAACTCTTTTTTAACTCCCGTATCTATCTCTTTAATCTTCTCTAGAATACTTGTTTCCATCTCTTTTATTCTATCAGACATACTTAATGCAGTATCCTCTATCTCCCTATGGTTGTGCCCCTCTAGGGAATATCTCTTAAACTCTTGTGTGATTCTATCTAATTCCAGGTCTACTGCATCCCTAAGCCTTACTAGGTCCTTCTGAGTGGCCTTCTTATCTAGTTCCTTGTAAACCCTAGATAGTAGTAGCTCATTACTCTGCTGTACTAAAGTAGATACGGCCATTAACTTTGGCCTTAGCTCGTCCTTAAGTACATATTCACCGTGCCTATGCTCATAGGGAACCGGCTGTTTAGCTAGCTCCCTAATCTCATTTATCTCTTTTGACTGGTCGTACTCAGGGTGGTCATGTGACCTTAGGGCATATTCATTATGCTCATGGTCTAGATGCCCCTGTAGTCTTTTGTCATATGTCTGCATTAGAAGTATGAGTTAAACAATCCTTCGAGTTCCTGTAATTTCAACGCTGCGGTCTCTGGTGTATCTCCAAACCCTGGTACGAATCTATAGAACTGTATACGTTCCTCTTCATTAATAGCACCACCTGAATTCAACCTACCAACTGCCTCTGCTATTTGATCTCTTAATTGAGCATATGCTTGTGCCTCTCCACTTCTAGCGAACTGTGGCAAGCTTAACTGAGCACTCATAAGATTAATATCTTGCCCCTCTAGTAGGTTCCTCAGCTGAGATAACCCTGTTAGTCCGAATTGTGCCCTACCTTGGTTTTGACTCATTTCTTTGCTACCCTCCTGGTCTTCTCCTAAGTAATCAGCCAACCTCAAAGCGTCTCCAAAGTCTCCTCCTGTCATTTGCATAGCCATTTGGAATAGGGCCATCTTATCGGGAGCCGTCCCTTGTGTTGATACTGATTCGTACTGCTCAATGTCCCTCGCAGGGTCACCTGTGATTTGAACCGCGTCTGTATTTACTGGGGGTTGTGCACCGCCAGTACTACTACCTAATAACGCCCCTACTCTTTGTGGCACTGCCTGGTTACCCAGTAATTGTGCTGCTTGGAATGCCTGTGGTGAGCCTACTCCTGGTACTCTTGCAAGTCCCCCAACCAACGCATCGTCAACTCTACTAGTCAAAGCCCTTGGCGAGAACCTACCTGCCGCACTAATACCTCTACCTGCAACATCTGTGCCCGCTTCTACCGCCTTACCAACCCCTGGTAGTGGGACCCTTAGGAAAGGTCCAAAATCAACCCTAGTTCCCTTAGACGCAGCCTCAAGTGTCGCGTCTTGCAACATCAATAGATTCGATAGATCATCCATTACTCCTGAGAACCTAGTTCCTTGTGCCTCTTTTTTAACTGCGTTAGATATTCCTTTTCTCACTTCCATCAATACTCTATTCTTATCAGCCAACTTAACCCCCTGGAAAGCCCTAGAGCCTAACCTTTGGTCTAACGATCTCCTGAAGTTATTAAGTTGTGTGACACTGACCTCGTCACCCAGGTCAGCCAAGTCTGCGAATATAGAGGAAATACCCTCTCTATTTAGTAGTTTAGGTTCATTCTTAAAAGCACTTCTAACTGAGTCTAATATACCCTTAGTCTTCACGGTCTTGCCTGCCGATACCAATGCTTCATCAGCTTGGCTCACTAAGGCACTTATAGCCTCGTCTGTACTATTAGCAATCTGTGATTTGGTTGCTGTTGGAAGGTTAAAATCATCTAGTGTTTTCATTAGCTGGGTTCCACGTCTCGTTAGCTCCTTAGGTGCCATATTAAGCTTCTTAGCATCTAATCCTAGTCTAGATGCCCTAACCCTTGTTCCCGCACCTGCTACTGCCTCTCCTGTCTCCCTAGTTGCTGTTGTGACTGCCCTACTTGGAGTTACTCCCTCACTAAGCTCAGCCATATTTAAGATTGATTTTCTAAGTGGGTTATCTGGCGCTATATTATCAACAAGATCCTGAACCGCCGCTGTTCTTTGTCCACCCTGTGGCATTCTCATAGCTCTTTCTAGTGCCGCATTTGCATCGTCAGCCGAACTTAACACTAGTCCCTCACCTGTCTCTTGTACACCTTTTTGTGCTGCTCTTCCACTAGCCTTGCTTAGTACTTTCCCTGCCTGTTGGAACGTTCCACCAAGTACACCACCTACTAAGGCCCCGCCTGCTACATCTTCAGCACTTATCTCCCTATCTAGTGGTGTTGCCCCTGCTGTACCTAGCGCTCCACCTAATGCCCCCGATGCTACCGCACCTCCGAAACCTCCGAGTCCTCTTGCCAATGTTCCACCTGGTATCAAATAAGAACCTACACCTGCAGCTGTTCTAGCTAGAAATGCTGGCGTATTATCTTGCTCTTCTTTTGTCAGTATTTGTGGTCTACCTGGTGCTCCACCACTTGCTAGGTCAGATACTAACTGCCCTCCTATACGTGCTGTATTTGCAAATGGGTCTACTATCCCTGCTGCAACATTCCCTATAAGACCTTTATCTCCACGTCTGAAGCCATACTCTTGCCCATCTTTTACAGTCCTATAGTCTGCTTGTGGGTTCTCTGTTAAGTATTGCTGTGCTTGTGAACCCCTAAGGATCCTTCGCCCTTGACTAGTGAACTCGGTAGGGTCCACTTTAGGCTTTCTAAGTGTCCCTGCTTTGAACCTTTTTTTAATATCATCATCAAATTGTTTCTTAGCCATTTATATGAGACTTTAATTACTAAATCTGTTTTGTAGAACACTAGGATTTAAGTTTGGTGTAGGCGTTTGTACTAAACTCCCATTCCTTGCTGCCTGTGCCCTTTGGAGTTCATCAATATTTATATTCATTAGTGGAACCCCTGGTACGTCAACCATCCCCATCAGAGGGCCTCCGCCCGCTCCAGTCAAGAATTTAGCCCTTTGGGTTGGGTCCATGTTGGCTCCTAGGTATGCTAGGTACTCAGGGTCTACCTGCTGGCCTGCGAGGTCTCTTCTTATCTTAGTACCATCAATCGCAATTGCCGTATCATCTACCGCTCCAGCTACTTGTCCCTCCTGGATTGGGGCATTAGCCGCCTCTGATCTGCCGTATAAGGCATTCATAATGTCATACGGGTTGTATCCACTAGCTGAAGCTCTTGCTGCTGCTGCTCTCTCTTGTGCAGATCTAATAGCATTATCTTTCTCCCTTAGTGTCAATGTTGCATTGTTTAGAATTTGTCCTATTGTACTTTGTAGGTTTTGTTCGATCCCTGTTAGACCCTGTAAGGCTGTGTTCTCTAATTCACCCCTTCTCGTGCTAAATCTCTCTCCAATCTGTCCTAACTGCTGTAGGGTGTCTCGGTCGATTCTATTTGATAGCTCTAAACTAGCACTTGACGGTGCTCCACCAATAGCCCTGATCCTTTGCCTTGCCCTTGTTTGTGCTTCGTCTGCTCCCTGTCTGGCTGCTCCACCTGCTCTAATTCTCTCTTGTTCTGCCGCCTGTGTGCCCCTCGTAAGGTTCTGTGCAAGTAAATCTCTGGATACATTGGCCTGGTCAATTGCGGCCTCTCTTTGCCCCTGTAGGGCTCCGATTGATTGGTTAAACTGCCTGTAGATATCCCTGTATTGAGGGTCTACTGAAGACACATCAGCCCTACCTATCTGTAGTTCTGGTGTTCTAAATTGTCTAGTTAAAAACTCTGGTAACGGTGCTCTTTGAGCTGGGGTGAACTGTGAATTAGTTCCTGTTATTGGTACTGTTCCTGGTAACATAATGATTAATAGTAATAATAATATTTTATAGATATGCACAAACTAGCAATACCTTAGTTGTAACAATGTCGCCACGGAACCCTAGGTTTGTTAGAGTCCCGCTGGTTGATACTATTCTGGTATTTAAATAATAGGTGGTTGGTGTCGTAATTGATAATGTTGTATTTAGTGCTCGATCTATACCTGCTCTGAACAGTCCAGTATAAGAACTACTAGAAAGTCCGCCTACTACAGAGGATGAACCATAGGTTGTCAGAGTAGAATCACTCTCACTGTTATCCGCAGTCGAGATAGTAAGCTCCATAGTTGGGCTACTTGAAGAGGACGCGGTATTAGCTCTTGTACCAGTCATAAGACACTGGATAACTGGTATCCATAAACCGGTTATAGCTGTTCCTTCTAGGCCTGAGCCACCGCCGTTGTACCAAGTATCTAAACTCACAGCGGCCTGTACATTATTAGCCGTGTTGCTGAACATTTCATATGTCCACTTAGTTTTATCCAATGGGAAACCTATTGGGGATACTCCTGGTAGTGCGTACTGTGGAGATGTGATAGCGGCATCAGCTAAATCATAATCAATACCTCCATAGATAGTTACCGTTGTGTCGGTAGAGAAAGCCACTTTTGTGATTATGAAATATTTGTCAGTTGTTTGGTTCAATTTAACTTTCATCCCTGGGGCCAGTGTGTCCGTCCTATCAACCCCTGCGATTGTGAATGTGAATTCAGGATCACTTGCGCTTGCGTAAGTCCAGGTATCTGAGGTTGATATCCAACCTGACTCTGTCAGTGCTCTGTTTGTAGAATCTATGTTACTACCATTTGCTGATAGGCTTGATCCAATACTAGTTGCTGTTATAGCCCCGTGTGTACCGTCATCGTTATGTTCCGTCTCGTAGCTATCTATGAAACCGTTGAACATTTCTTTTACTACAATATCTGTAATAGCTGCCCCTGCCTCGTGTGACACTGCAGAAGTGTCTGCCTTCCCTCTCCCATCTGTAGATACTGTTAATGTATTCCCTGATACGCTTTCAATATACACAACCTCTTCTGAACTTGTTCCTTCGTCAATAATTGCATATCCGCCTGTAGCGTCGAATACAGAACCGTCAGAAACGCTTATAGTCGTAGCCGAGTTGGTTAATGTACTAGAAAGTGTTGTCGCCGCCTCGTTTCCTATCGCTCTTTGTAAATTCGGTGTGTTTCCCATTGTTATATCTGATTAACTTCGTCTAGAGGTATAAATTTATTACTTCTCTCTCTCATTGTATATGACAAATTAAGTAATGTCGCCTTAGCGTTGAGTGTGCTACTGGCCATCCCGTAAGCAAAAGACCTTCCTACCGCTGCCCTTCCCAGCCTATGGAACGGGAAACGCTTATTTACTAAGTTATCCCCAAGGTCCGTGTTAACAAACGTAGAGATTCTAAGTCTAAGCCTTCTAAGTCTTCCTGATCTAAGTGTGGTCTGTGTATAACTAGGCGCTACGGTTACGTCATACTCGTTCTTCACATTGTCTACAAAGAAATTAACCTTAACCTGTCCTCTAGCGTTTCTCATCCTAAAATCTGCCCAGCCCCCTCTTTTGTATAAGAAAGGTTTTTTGCCGTCATCTACTCTTGTTTTCCATTCCCAATTAATAGCGCTCCCTCGGTCATTTTCATAATTCTCTGATAGCTCTGCTGTCCGATAATCGGAGTTATCAATAAATAGCTTTCTTTCTACTCCACCACTGTCTACAAACAACCTCATATGTTCCATCCCTATTTCTACCCACTTAGTAAATGCTAGTCTTTCTCTGTCGTAAACAATTGCTTGATTGTTCATTAAACTGCTTCCATTAGCAAATGACATAATGTATTTACCATCAAAGTATTCTGCTGTTATCCACTCTTCCCTACTTGGATTGATTGTATCTAGTTCCGGTCTAACTCTTGCTGATAGCTCATTAGTTCTCAGTGATGTAAAGTTGGGTTCATTTCCTAATACATAGATCGAATACCCCCTACCTGGTTTTTTACCTACAAAAAATAGATCGTTTTCTATCTGCCTAATCGATCTGTGTGAGACACACCCTAGTGATCTATTTATATTCCCTAGTGCTGGGATACCGTCTGATGTGAAGTTGAACTGCCAAACACTGTTCTCCTTCAAGATAACCGCAATGCTCTGGAATAGTCCAATGCCTCTAATATCTCCATCCGCATCTGTTGCAGACACGTCCACAAAACCACCACCGTCACCTAGTGCAAAACTATCTGGTTTATCTACACCAGCAGAGAAGTAAAGCCTAGAAGGTGCATTTGTATCACCTGCGATGAGTAATGCTGATTTGAATGTTTGGATATATTTACCCTTGGGACCTGTTGTTGTATTAGCTAGCGGCACACTATAAAGCACAGAAGGAGTGATCGTTCCGTAATCTACAAACTCCGTAGCATCCTCCCCGTTAACTCTTGCAATGAATGTTTCAAAGCCTGACTCAACACCGTAAACGTTATATCCAGACGCTCCACTTACCGCGTTCCATGTAATTGTAGTTGAATAGTTGCTATCTGGTGCACTTGGGTCGAAGTTCCATTGATCTCGCTCTCTATTAGTTTGTACTACTCCAGCTGTAGATCCATCGGTCTCACCTACATTTGTTATTGCTGTTATCTTATAGCTTAGTGACGAATTACCAGAGATAAGCGATGCCCCTCTAGCTACGCTAACACCGGTTGGTGCTGATATTTGTGTGAACCTTGTGAACCCACTTCCATCATACTTAGTCAAATCATCAGTCCCATTACTGATATACATAACATTATTCAAGGTTGTTGACGTCGCTAGTGCCGTACTTGTGAACGAAGCCCCACTAATAGTTGTCCAATCACCCGTAACCTGGTTAAGTTTCTTACCTAGTCCATCTTCGATTTTAATTAACTCTTGCTCCCCACTTTCGTTTGTGTAAGTGTCAAACATCGTCACAATAGAGCCATTAGAGTCGTTTTGGTATGTCGCAGAACCCCATCTTGGAGTTGGGGAACCCTCATCTACTATAATTATATTATTCGCTATAGAAAGCTGGTTTGATTCAATTTTGTTTGCGTTTACAAGTGTATTTAGACCACCTTTAAAGTTATCTATCGCTACTTGTATTTCTCTTTTTGGTTTTGCCATTAATAATCTAGATAACCACCAATTGCCTCAATGCCTTGTGCATTATCAACAAACACCATAGACACCCCCTGATTACTCTCTCCTAGTTCATTGTTAATTAGCATCCTATCCATTTCCATCTGCGCCATGTCCCTATATTGCGAGTACTGGTCTCCCTCATCGTCAATTAAGAACATGTCCGCCACAGTGTCATAAACCAAGAAGTCATCACTTGGGCACTTACTTATGTCTGTTCCGTCCGTAAGCTCAGCCCTAGATACTCCCAGTGAGTCTGTTGCTAGGTTACTTGTGTAGTAATTTAGGGGGATACTTGCAACAACTGTAGGTGTTGGGTTGATATTTAGTCTGTATCCTGTGCCTGGGTTCCCACTAATATATATGTAAAAATCGGCTGTATTGCGGTTTAAAGCGTCTCCAATCTCTACTACTGGATATTGTTCAGCTCCAACAGTCAATCTTTGACTCTGTGGAATAAGTAGGTTCCCATACTTATAGTCAGATGGGAGGTCTACATAATTCTGGTCTGCAACTGTATTTAGTGTTGTAGTCTCAATTAACTGTCTCCATGTATATCCCTTCTCTAAAGCCCATTTACGCAAAGACTTATTTAGTAGTGTCTTCCTTCTTGTATATTCTGAGGAGCTAGAATCTATACTACCACCTGCTTGATCGAAGATTGCGGTAATTCTAGTCTGTAGTTCTGTTAAATTAGCCATTAATGTTTTTTAATCCTATTACATTGTAAATGACGTCCGAGCAAAAGAAAAACCCCCCTTGCAGGAGGTCTCTCTCAAATTGTGCACTTATACACAACCCTATAACTAGTTTAGTTTACCACGGAATAAATCCTCTATCCAGCGGTCTGCAACTCTATCCCAACTGAAATGTTCCCTAGCCCACTTCTTCATATCCTCTCGGTATTCTTCCTCTCCACCTATTTCTTCTTTGTTGAGTAATGTTATAAGTGTACCCTCAAATTTACTTAACGGTACTTTAATACCATACTGCTGTGTTTCTTCTAGTGCCGTAATCCCTGTAGTGATTGGGATTGCTCCTAGTGCTTGTGCTTCCATTGCTGTAATGCAGGATGTTTCGGCAGGTCCTATTAATGGATAAACCCAGTACTCAGCTTTCAAATACTCTTTGTATAGTTCTTTTTTACCAATACGTCCACCTTCATTGATACCGAACTCTTTCATCTTTTTAATAATCTTTTCTTTTAGTTCTGTAGCCCAGTCAAACTTAGCGAATACATTCCAGCTATGCCAACCGTAATACCAACTTAGTGTTGCATGTGGTGCGTCTTTGGTCACCCTCTCCCAGAAATTTACTAGATGTTCTAGCCCCCTGTCTGCGCTTGAAGCATTAACACAATATCCCTTTACCCTCTCAATGCCCCCGACTTCTTTCTCTACCTCTTTGATTAGGTCTATGTTAATCCCGTTTGTGGTGTAATAAAATTTGCTAGATGGAACCGCAGGTGCCGTCATTCTGTGGTAATCAGATAGCACAATAACCTTATCTAACTGGTCAATAACATCCTTAGTATAATCAAATGGCTGCATTATATCTTGTAGCCATAAATACTTTTTATCCGCCTTTATGTCGTAGTTCTTGAATAAATCTACGTTTCTCCAGCTTACTAGTATGTCGAACTCATCTTCATAAGGGAAGCTATAAACATCCCTCCAAGTAACCCCGTCAAATACCGACCCGTCTTCTACAGGATTGCCCCATACAGTGACGGTATACCCAGCCTTTTGAAACCTGGTAGCCAACTCCACGACTGCCGTCTCACTACCACCACCGCCTTTAGCTAATATCGTGCCAGGATCCCATTTCTCGAAGTTGTTTAAACAGTAGAAGTCCACAGCGTCTTTGTGTACCTTGTAGTCTCCTAGGGCCCTTCTAACTTGAATTTGTTCAGGTATTGGGAAGTCTAGTTTAGGTAGTAACTCCTCCGCTTTGTATGGGTCTTCTCCCATATTTGAATATTGTTGTGCTGATTTAGCAAATGTTTGTCTCACATCGTGCATTCTGGCCTGCTCTACCGTTTCCTTTATACTCTGCTTTAATACTTTTGTATCTCCCTTACCCTTAACTAACTTACTAAATTGCTCAAGTACATCTAGGGATTGGCTATACATCTTCAGTCTTTCATAGGCTTCCGCAAGTATGTATGTGTTCATTTTCGTCATTTCATAAGGCATGATCTCAGCCCCGCTCATTGCATCGTACTGGAACATTGTTGCCCTTTTGGCGAACGCAATAGCCTCTACATTGTCACCAAGTAGCAAATAGTACTTAGCCATGAATATGTTAGGTTCTGGAGATAATGGTTGCCTTGCATGTGCCATAGCCGCATAGTCTAGTGCAATTTTGTAACTACCTGATGATTCATACAGTTCAGCAAGCATGATACACGCTGATTTATAATCCTTATCCGATAACTCCATCCCAACAGCTTTAGATAACGCCATCTCCATTAAGTCAGGCATCTTAGCCCCTCCAGCGTCTCTACCTAATAAGTACCAAACCCTTGGGTCTTCTGGCATCTGTTGGCTCATCCACTTTAAAGCCCTTACGTTACGTAATGCGCTCTTTTTGAAGTCTGGGTTGTAGTGATTAACTTGGAAGTAATCCGTAAACATCTCAAGCATTTCGCCTACTGGGTAGATATTCTCGTGCACTATCCATTTATCCTCGTCGTTCTCCCACTTGTAAGCATCTCTCTTTAATATCCTCTGCTTGGTGTGGCTACTAATAACCTTATCACCATCAAGCTTGTAGTTATATGTACACCCTATACCAGTGACGCCCTCTTCTTGTGCCTTCTCTAGTAGTGGGGCTAAATCACCCCTAGTTATAAACTCATCATCGCTATCTATCCACAAAATCCATTCAGATGTTGCGGGTTTAAATGATCTGTTTCTAGCTTTTGCAAATCTAATCTGTGGGGCGCCTTCTAGTCCTACGTAGTACTCAGGGTTATCTTCTGGGTTAATAGTGTCTATTACGCAATTGTGTTCTTTTAGTACTTCTAGTGTGTTGTCTGTTGAACCAGTGTCTAGTACGTAAATATTCTCTACATGTGGTTTGATCGACTCAAGCATCTTAGAGATATATTCAGCACTATCTTTGGTAATAATACAAGCATCTATTGTCATCTTTATGTTGTTAATATGTTTTATATTTCATGTCTGGTCTGCCTTGGCTCCAGGTCTCATCCCATTCAAGTCCTAGCCAATCGGTATTATCAATCATCACAATACCACCTTCTATCATCCTACCTTCTAGTAACTCTAACTCTTTAGTCACGGCCTCATCTGTGTGGTCACCGTCCAGTAGTATAAATGCAAACTTCATATCTTTTAGTCTAGATTCGTTACCACCTAGCCATAAGGTGTGATCTAGCGTTAGGAAGTCATGTGATGGCATTCTGTAGTGTATATGTGTCTTATTAATCTCTTTAGCCTTAGATGTAAGTAGGTCCATAGTCCCTAGTGCCATCTCGTCGTTAAACTCATTAGATATATGCCCATGCATCATTTGGTAGGGCTTTGCTCCCCAAGGATCTACACTAATAACTATACTGCTTTGGGGCTGTAGTAGGGCTAAAAGGGCTGAACCCCCCATACGTGTGCCTACATCAACAAAAACCCCTTCTGGAGCCTCTTTCATTATCTCTTCTAAGTGCATGAACTTGCTAAGTCCCATGTCTGAGTATTTCATTATGTCTTCAATCATGAATTGTAGCTAAATTGTGGATGTCGTTTAAAAAATTCTCTATATACTTCTTGCTTCCCACTAAAAGGCAGTGACCCCTCCTCTTTATAGATTAGGTCTAACCACTTCATATATCTTACTGGGATGACCCCATTACCACCCTTACCTTCTTTATGGAATTGTCTCATATGTGCTGCAGCCTGTTCGTGTTCTATCATCTCTATCGGGTGTGTGCTGTATAGCAAACCAAGTATTGCTTCTGTCTGCTCCCAAAACCTTTTCTTATTAGGGGCTTGGTCATCTAGGTACGCAAACCTGATTGTGCTATTTAGTTTGGAGCTCATATATCTTACTCTTAAGAAGTTTAGTCGAGTTCCAGTAGCTCGGTGCTACAACGGGGAGTGTTCCTTGATACCATGCCTGCTCAATCGCAAGTATATTCATGTCATCTGGGAATATAAATTGGAGTTTCTTTGGACTTAGTCGTACGATATCAGAGTAAGGATATCCTAGACTATGGATTGCGCTAGCAAGTCCTAGGTCTGATGTTCTATACATAATCTTCATCTTTATATTTTAAATAAAGGGGGCTTTGCACCCCCCTGTCTTAATAAGCTTAAGCTGCTGTGATGTTCTCTACTGAGATTCCTCCCTTAGGGAAGTTCACTTCTAGAGTTCCGCTACCTAAGATAGCTTCCTTCTCGAAGTATCCATCACGGGATAGTTCTTCGATGTGTGGTGTGTCGAATACGGCTAGTTTAGCTGTATTGTCTCTGAACATGAACAAACGGTCAGATCCTGCTAGGTCACGGTGAGGATACATTTCAATAGTACCGAAGTCTGACTCGTATACCTCAATGTTTGTGATTAGCTTGCTTGCTTTAGAAGCTTCTAGGTTCTTTGTTGTGCTTGTTACGAAGTTCTCTGAGATAGTTCTCTTTAGTGAAGCATCAGCGAATAGCATGATTGTTCCACCTGTTGAGTTCTCCCATACGTTCTGCACGTAGCTGTTCAATCGGTTTTCAGTGATTGACTGTCCTGATGCGTTAGTAGCTGTTGAAAGAAGTGTTAGGAAACCCTTCATGATACGAGCTGTACCAGAAGTACCAGAGATACCAGATCCCCAGATGATTTCATTTTCCATCTTAGTCTTCCATGCGGCCATTGCGTATCGGCGCTGCTTTGCCAATTCTGATCCACCTACCGCATCAACGATGTTTTGCTCTCGTGATACTTGGTAAGGTGCTTCAACTGTTTCTACGTAGTTTACGTTTCGTGTTGGTGTTAGGTTGTTAGCTGTTCCAGCTGCAGTTCCTTCTGCGTATGCACTTGCACCTGCTCCACGGACTTGTTCCTGTGTTAGGTACTCATGATACACGTTGGTTGCCTTACCCTTCTCTAGTTTTCCATAGATAGGAGTATCCATTGGAGACAACTCACCGATTACATCGGATAGGTCTTCTCTGTTCTGGATTCTGTTACCAGCGTATGTGTTTTGTACGTCTGCCATTTTGTTTTAAACTAATATTGAATCTAAATGCCTTGGATCCCCTGTAGCTCGATACTTTTCTAATGCCTTCTGTCTAGCCCTTGCTGCAGTATCGGTTGTGCTATTAGTCTCGCTTGAACCAATGTTCGATGCGGAACTTGCTACCTTCTGCGTTAAGGCCTTTTCAGCTTGCCTAGCTGCTTTCTTACCACTGGTTTTAGAGTGTCTATCTAGATAACCAATAAACTTCTTAGCTGCATCCCTAGGATGTGCTTCTCCGTTTACCTGCCTCATAGTTAGAAAATTCTCATACACCAAGTTTTCGAGGTCCCGATCCTCTTTAAGTTGCGGGAACTCACTTTCAACTTCTCGCCATGCCTGTTCGAGCTCTCTACGTTCACTTGCGAGTCGTAGCGCATACATTTCGGCTTGTAGGGCTTCTTGCGTGCCTGGGTTTAGTTGTCTCGCAGCTTGTTGGACCTGTGTTTCCACTTGTCGCATTTGCCTTGAAGCATCTTCCCTGAGTCGCCTCTGCTCTATTTCTGACTTAAGTTGCTTATTCTCGTTAGCAAGTTCTTGATACCTGTTCCCAGATTTCTCGTTTGCTTGCTCAGTCTCACTTGCCTCGTCATCTGTATCAGGAGTGTTTGAGTCTTCTCCAGACTGATCTGATACCTGCTCGGTTTGTTCCTCTGGTGCTACTTGTTCTTCACTTGTCGATGGTGAATCCGGCTGCTGCACTTCAGCCTCTGTTGTTACGACATCTTCCATATTTATGTTTTTAACCTACCTATATTCTGATTAACATGACTATAGGTTGTCAACAAAAAGGAGCCCTAAGGCCCCTGGTTGTGTATATGTGTTACTAGTCCGCTGATTCTATACTTGATACTAACTTTCTAAGTGCTCTAATATGCCCTACTATGTAAGCCATCTTGACTGGGTCTGTGTAGTAGTCTTCTAACTGATTACGCAATGCTTCGATCTCCTCGTTCACGAAGACATTAAAGTCCCCCCATTCCCCCGAACTGCGGATCTTGTGTGAAATCTGCTTCAACTGCTGCGCCCGGTATAGCGCTTGCTTCTCGTCCATTTGGTGTGCCTAATATATTAAGTTCTTCGTTCTGTGCTTCTACTGACTCAAATATTCTATCTAAATTCTTGATGTCTAGCTTAAGCATTAATTCTTCTACTATTGGTCTTAAATTAATACTCACTCCCTCTTTGGCCTCTAGAGCCTGTGACACCCCACCCAATGTATTCAACGCCATTGTATAGTTCTGTACCTCGTTGTTTACATCTACTGCCCTTGTTGAACCACTCTCTACCTGGTAATCAAATACTCCTGCAATGTCTTCTGGGTCTACTTGTAGGAATGCAAAGTCTGTTCCTTCTACTTCCTTTAGCTTGCCGTCCTCAGATAGTCCTGTTGGTGAGGTTCTACCTGTCATATCATCAAACATCTTCAGTGAGTCTATTGCATCTTGTCCTACTATCCTAACTAACTTATCCTTGCTCAAGAACTTCTGGTTGTACTGAAGTACCTTTGTGTATAGATCCTTAAGCATCATATCGATATTTCTTTGTTTATACCTCATCCTTGCATTCTGCTCTCCTGCCATCGCTTTAATCTCTGTAGCTGTTCTACTGCCTGCAGTCTCGTTTCTACTTAAGAAGTCCAACTGACCTAGTGACTTGGCTATGGTGTCTTTAACGTCGTTAGAGATGTTGTTGAACACGTTCACATATCCTGTTGGGAACTCTAATGTTCTAAGATCTCCTGGCTTCTCTTCTATGAATACAGCACCCTGTCCCCACTTCCAAGTGTGTCTATGTTTCAGGTTATCCTTAGTGGTAACCATTGGCTTCTGTAAGCTCAACTTAATATTATCTAGAGCCATGTTCAAGAACTGGTTCTGTGCCACTATTAAGCTTTGTACTGGTTCTATCTCTCCACGACCGTATAAAAGACCTGGGTAATCGTAGTCTCTTAGGGTAACAATTGGCAGTCCCGCCTCTGGTACTGGGTTCTTCTTCCTGCTTAACGTAATAGCAAAGTCAGGGGCTACTGTTACAAACTCCTTTTTATCGAAGTAGTTTCTGATTAGTATTCTACCTGTGTTCCCGTCTGTCTTATCTCTCTTAACGCCCATTCTATTAGCTGCGTTCTGCCTATAACTATTAGGACTGCTACTTGAAGTGTCCCCGTTGTAAGCCTCCTTTAGCTCGTTTAGATTCTCGTACTTTCTTTGCCCTCTGTATTTAAAATTCTCCACCTCTAACTGCTCTATAGTTTTGTACTCATCAAAGATGAAGTACTCCATATCACCAGGGTTACTTGCTGACATATCAGGGTAGCAATCATATATGTTCAGTGGCTGTAGATACCAATCATCCCATGTGGTAACAAAGTCTCCCTTCTCTCCGTCCTCTCTTTTTTTGTTCTCTACAAACCTGCGCTCGTATTTCCACCCAAGGAAACCAAATGCTGTTCCAAATACTCCTGCAGTCCTCCCCATATCTTGAAGCTTCCTAAGCATGTTTTGCCCTGGTCGGTTCCATTGATAGTCAACAAGTGAGTCTAAGATGGCTGCTGCTCTCTCGTCTCCTGGCTCTAGTCCTACGTAGTTCCCTCTTGGATCTGCTGCGAATAGTGTTGATACCATCCTCTCTACAACCTCAAAACCAAGTGGTGTGAATGCGTTAGATTTAGCGCTCTTTTGTGATTTGCGTAAATGGTTGAAGTATAAGTCCTCTAGTCTATTGAACTTTCTATGTAGTGACTCAACCTTATCTTCGGAGGCCTCGTATTTCTTTTGTACCTTACTAAAGGCTTTTTGGTCTGCGTTTGTCATATTACCAGCTGTCGTTGTCCCAAGATGTAAATGTCAGGTGCTTGTTGGGATCTTCATAGCGATCTGATTTTAGGTCTTCTAAGCCTACGACCAAGTATCTAAACGCATCTGCTGCATGTGATGCCCAGTCATGTAGTGGCTCAGTTGAATAAGAGTTGAGTCTTTTGACCCAAGTCCTCTTATATTCCTTTAAACATTGTAAACCACGTTCACACGTTTGTGAATTAATCCGCACTCGGTGGAAGTTCGTACGAACACGTTGAATACCGTCCTGAACACCCAATTTTGCTACGATTTTGACGTTATTTAGCCCTAATTCCTGCAACATCTCTTTTCTGGTCTTCGCCTCTGCACTGCGTCCTTGTATTCTATTATCAGCGTCATGGGGCAAGTAATGGGCTGCGTAATCATAGCCCTCCTTGGAGCTTAGTACATCCCTGTAATGTTCCATTCCCTTGCCAAAGGCTTCGTAGTAATCAATCACGTTAATCATAGTCTCATCTGGTCTTTGATAGAACCATATAGAAGTTGAGTCGCTCACCCCTAAGTCCCATGCTGTATAGACCTTTAGTTGTGGATTATGTTCTACTCCCTCTATTCTCTTTTCTCTAAGCATCTGCCCTATCTCATTAGCATAGATAGCACCTTGTACTGGCGTTGAGAAGTCACAGTAATACTCTTGCCTAAATAATCCTTCATCCCCGTAGTTTCTTACATATTCCTTTCTAATTTCCTCCAGCTCCTGATCGCTAAATACTTTCGTATTCTCTACTGTAAGTGTTGTGCTGAACCAGTGCTCTAGCTCCTCTGCATTCTTGTGAAATGCTTTAGCGTGATTATCCCCTCTAGGTGTGTAGTTGAATATAGCCCATCCTTTATTCTCCCTAAGTATTGGGTCCATATAACCAAGCACTGTTGGATCTTGCAGAGACCACTCTGAAAAGATAATGCCTACGGGGTTGGTACCAACAAGTCTATCTACGTCTTTAGACCCTACAATCTGTAAATAAGAGCCGTTCTTAAGGGTAAGTTTCATCTGCTGCCCATTCTCTGACTCCCACAATTCTTCTGGTATATGTTTTAGTGTTCTGAATCCATCACCATCTACGTTGTCCCACAGAGCTTTACGACCTTGGTTAAACTCAGGGAATACATAGAAGTAACCACCTACACGCTCTACCATTGCTTTAGCAAGCACCGCTACACACACCTTATCCTTACCTGATCTTCTATGCTGAACTAAATCAAACCTTTTATACTCTCCACTATCCCATGCCTTAAGGAAAGGTAGTTGGTACCCTCTAGGTTGGAAGTTGGCAGGTATTAGTATCTCGTTACTCATCGTGGAATATATCAAAAACTCCCTTAAACTTGTTGTAAACTTCTACTCCTGGCTTATCGATGTCAAACACCCTAAGTACATATGGCTTAGGGAAAACATCAACAAGACTTCGTATCTCTTTTATTACATTTTGTTTAGGTAGGAACTCAACCTCCTTAGTATTGCTATCGTCCGCTACTCCTATTCTAAGTACCAGTAGGTTCGTGAAGTATTTCTTTTTTATCCTCGGGTGCATCTAGTTCGTTAATATCTGAGTAACTAATCGGTCTAATTGTCAGTGTCCCTGTATGTTCCTGTTCTACCTTTGTTGAATATCTTCCCTTGTCCCTTCTATCCTTCCACTTAAGAGCTAGGTCTGCATTGCCTTCTTTTACTGCATCTAGTATTACCCTTTCGGTAAGCTTGTGCATAAAGTCCTCTGCCCCTTCAATCTCTTCTTTGAATTCATTAGATTCCTTTAACCACCTATAGAAAGTCTCGTTAGAGATACCTGCATGTCTAATTGCCCTCTCTCTTGTGCCGTCTGCCATCAATACCTGCTTTAAGTCAGAGAGAATCACCGCAAAAGACTTCTTATGAAATCCCCCTTTATTGGTTCTTGTCTCTAGTTCTTTAAGTGTCATTGTTCTATCCTATAGTCTCTGGATCTATATCAACTATCTTAATCTCAATCTGTTGCCCCGTTCCGGAGGCATACATACTATATGAAAGGTCTCCCTTGATGATCCCCTTTTCAATAAGCAACCTAAGCCCCATACTACTATGCTCTGGAATCTTTTCATCTAGATCGGATATCACACCCCCCTCAACTTCCATTTCCTCTATGGTCTCGATTAGGGTGGAAAGATCTATCCCTAGTAGCCTCTCAACATCCTTATAGGTCCCTCTATTTACTGGTAGCGATAGGTGTCCCGTCCTAGACACATAC